CAAAATATCATTACCTATGATTTCTATGACTGGAATTATAGGAAGATTAACGGAGTATTCCGATTTTCTGCTCGTCGCCGGCAACAACAGCTGGAGGCATTTTATTCACTGGATTATCAACCCCTTGTACAGGTTGATTTTGAAACTGTTGTGTTCGTTAAAGTTGAACACGTCTTACAACGTGGAGTCTTTGATCCTCGAGCCATTTTTGGCAGGAGCGATCGGTTCAATGCTTTTTGCGCTCCTCACGTATACGGTTTTTCCAAAACCCTTTCTAAAATATGGGGTGAGGGAAATCACGCTACTCGTGTGTTCTACACTAGTGGTAACAGCAGTGATTCTATCACGAAGTGGATCTTGGAACATTCTGCCCGACTGGAAGGTCAGGGAACCCTCGTCCGATATCTCGCCACAGATTTATCAAGAATGGACAGTTCCTTCACCGAAAGTATTTTAAAGTTGGAGTTAAGGATAATGCGTCTTTTTAACATTTCACGCGAAATTCTAGAAATGCTAAAGAAAAATATAGTCATAGATGGTAAAACACACAGTGGAATTCGGTTCTGGCGGCCAGATGGTCGAGGAACTGGAGATCCAATGACATCCTCAGGTAATTCACTTATTCTAGCACTAGTAGTAGCTTATACCTTCTACATTTGTTGCAAAGACCTGAACATTGACTACCTTAAAGCTGAGTGGTATCTGTTGGTACAAGGGGACGATACCTTCACAGTGGGAGAAGCAATCCTACTGGATAAAGCAGCTGAGGTTATACCCAAACTTTGGTCGAGTTTGGGGTTCGAACCTAAATTCGTACACCTTGGAAGTAACTTATGGGACTTCGATTATTGCTCCAGATTATTCTGGCCAGTAGCTGAACTACCGGGATATTTATTATGTCCTAAGCCTTTCCGAGTGATGGCCAAGTTAGCTTGGTCCATTAGCGAACAGAAAGATTGGAGAATACACGCACGCGGTGTAGCTCTGGGCTTGTACTCAGACTCTCGTTGCGTTCCTTTCTTAAGGGTTCTAATCGACCGAATTTTAGTTCTCACATCAGATGTGGAAACTGA